GGGTAGTACACGAACACCGCGCCAAATCTGGCTATATTGAGCAGGCCGCATTATTCCGCGTGCTGGCATGGACATACGCTTACAAAGCTTATAACCAGCGCGATATGCAGCGCTTTCAAGAGGTTTATGGTTTGCCTTTACGCTTAGGTAAATATCCATCAGGCATTGCTGGTAAACAGCGTGATGAGTTGTTAAGAGCCGTGCGCAATATTGGCAATGATGGTGCTGGTGTCATACCAAGCACGATGAGTATTGATTTTATTCAGGCCACTAAAACAGGCACTGTCACTGACTTCTTAAGCAGTATTGAATACTGGGAGCAAAAGCAGTCAAAAGCCATTCTAGGCGGTGAGCTGGACGGCAAAACCACCAGCGAAGCCAGAATTATGCTTTACGACAAAGTGCGTAGAGAAATACTGCTGCATGATGTGCGCCAAATCCAGCCCACGCTTAATGAGCAGCTTATTAAGCCGATTGTGCTATTCAATGGCATGTTTCCAGAAAACAGAATGCCAGTGCTTAAATATGACACGGCAGAATCAGTAGATCAAAAAATATTAGTAGATGTGCTGGAAAAAGCCGCTGATATGGGCATGGAGATTGATATTGAATGGGCGCACCAGACCCTGCAAATTCCGCGTGCAGATGGTAAAGGTAAAGTATTAGGTAAGGCCAAACCTGCTGCGCCTGCTAAAGACGGTGCAGCGCTTTCAAAGTTAGTGGCACTGGCTAAAGAGAATGTGGCAAATGCTGATGTAGCCGATGCCTACACCGCGCAATTATCAGCACTAGGCGCAAAGCGTGAGGCTGAGTTAGTGCAAAAAATAGCCGCTGTAGTAGCAGAGGCAGGCGATTTTGACGAAGCCATTGCAGGCATTGAAGCGTAGCGATTGATTTTAATGAAACCATTGCACTAGGTATGACTGCTGCGCATTTGGCTGGCAGAGCGGATATTCAAAGCTAGTATGTTAAATCGTACTCAAATTTGGAGTAGTGGCGGCGGAACACAAAGTACGGCTATAGCAGCATTAATTTGCATGGGTGAACTGCACCCTGATTTGAGCGTGATAGTAGATACAGAGCGAGAGTTAAGCACAACTTGGGATTACTTAGATAAATGGGTAATTCCAGCATTAGAACACGCTGGCGTTACATTGCACAGAATAAATAAAAGCGACTATGCCACCGTTGACTTAATGCGTAATGATGACATTTTAATACCAGCATTTACCACTGAAAGCGGGAATATTGGAAAGCTCCCTACTTATTGTAGCAATGAGTGGAAACAGCGAGTAATGCGTAGATTTTCTACAGAGCAAGGAATTAAAGCCGCTGACGTTTGGATAGGCTTCACTATTGATGAAATGCAACGTGTTACCCAGCCGATTGGGAAGTGGCAAAACAAATACCCACTGATCGAACGCAGAATGACAAGAGGCGATTGCATTGCTTTAGTTGAGCGCATGGGGTGGCCTACGCCGCCGCGATCAAGTTGCTGGATGTGCCCAAATAAAAGCAGCAGCGAATGGCAGTGGCAAAAAGTAAATGCCCCAAGCGACTTTAAAAAAGCTGTGGTTTTTGAAGTTGAAATACAAAAACATGATGCTGATTTATGGCTAACTGATACAGGAAAGCCATTAAGCCAACTTGATACAAATACCATACAAGATGATTTTTTCACAGGCCGATGCACTAGTGGAATGTGTTTTGTATAGTTTTAAATTT